CACTTAATGCCGCAGTTTTTGGCTTAGGTGCTTCCTTGGTTTTGGGCGGTATCGCTCAATTGCTTACCCCTACACCCAAAACTGACGAAGACGAAGGCGACCCCAAAAAAAGTTTCAGCTTTAGCGGGATTCAAAATACGACACGGGCGGGTGTGCCGGTCCCCGTTGTCTATGGCGAGATGCTGGTCGGCGGCATTGTCGTTAGCGCTGGCGCCGACATTGTGCAGGTGTCAGGCGTATGAGCATCTACGGTGCTGGTGGTGGTGGTAAGGGTAAAGGCGGCGGCGCCTTTCGTAAATCCACGGAAGCCAAGGACAACCTTGATTCAACGGCTTACGCCAAGATTGTCGAAATCCTTAGCGAAGGTGAGATCGAAGGATTTGCCACGCCATCACGCTTGGGGCTAACGCAAGGCACGACGCAATACATGAATGCGTCGATGAAGGATATTTATTTCAACAAGACGCGGCTACTTAATGCCACTGCCGACAACACACTGCCGCAGGAATCTGACTTTAACTTTCAAAACGTCACCGTCGTGACCAAGTTTGGCACGCAAAGCCAGGCCTATGTGCCAGGGTTTGATGCCGTTGAAGAAGAGATCTCGGTTGGTCAGGACGTTGTGCTTGCAACGCCAGTCGTCAAAACTATTATTGACACCAACGTTAATGCTGTACGGCTGACCATTAGCGTTCCGTTGCTGCAAAAGGTACTCGATAACGGCGACATCGTTGGCACGTCATTGTCGCTAGCGATTGCAGTTCGTTACTTCGGCGGGAGTTACACCACAGTCATTAACGACACCATTTCAGGCCGCACGTCTGACCTGTATCAGCGCGATTACATCGTTGACCTTGCTGGTGCGTTTCCAGTTGACATCCGCGTTAGCCGCACATCAGCAGAACCGGTCAGCATCAAGGAAACCAATACCTTCTCGTGGTCTAGCTACACCGAGCTGATCTACAAAAAGCTTAAGTACCCAAACACTGCCTACGTCGCTACACGGATTGATGCTGAGCAGTTCAGCAACATCCCACAACGCGCCTACAAAATTCGTGGCATCAAGGTTGCTATCCCGAGCAATGCAACCGTTGACTTGGAAACTGGCAGGTTGACCTATTCCGGCATTTGGAATGGCACCTTCGGCGCTGCTGCATGGACCAGCGACCCCGCTTGGATTCTGTGGGATTTGCTCACCAGCAGGCGCTACGGATTGGGTGATCACATCCAAGCCAACACACTGGACAAGTGGGCATTTTTCCAAGCTAGCAAGTATTGCGCTGAACTGGTATCGACTGGCCTAAATGATCCAATCAGCGAGCCACGGTTTAGCTGCAATGTCAACATCCAAACGCAAGAAGAGGCCTATAAGCTCATCAACGATATGTGTTCAGTGTTCCGCGCCATGCCGTACTGGGCGGCTGGATCACTGAGCATGATGCAAGACCGGGCAGCGGATCCGGTTGCATTATTTACCCTTGCCAATGTCAGTGAAGATGGCTTCACCTACGAATCCAGCAGCCTGAAGACCCGCTCAACTGTTGTCGTTGTTGGTTGGCTCAACCTAGAGCTGGGCGACATTGATCGGGAAGTAGTCGAAGATCCTGAAGGCATCGCCCGTTATGGCGTAGTGACTAAAGAGGTGACGGCATTTGCCACCACCAGCCGGTCACAAGCCCATCGCGTGGGCGAGTGGATTCTCTACTCCGAACGCTACGAGACAGAAGTATGCAGCTTCACCACCAGCTTGGAGAACGGCATCATCGTTCGTCCCGGTGCTGTCATCAACATTGCCGATCCTGTTAAGTCTGGCGCTCGCCGCGCTGGCCGCATCAGTAGCGGAACCGCATCCACCGTCACGGTTGACAATGCAACCGATCTACCCAGCACCGGCACCCTGAGCGTGGTGCTAGACGATGGCATCGTCGAATCGCGCACCATCACAGACCTGACTGCTGGTGTGTACACAGTCACGCCGCCGTTCAGCATGGCGCCACAAAATGGTGGCGTGTGGATGGTTGAAACCAGCGACATTCAGCCAACGCAATGGAAAGTGCTGGGCATCCAAGAAGAAGAGGGCATCAACTATTCGATCACAGCCGTCAGCTACAACAGCAGCAAATACGATTATGTGGAGCGTGGCGCACCACTTGAAGCCCGCGACATTACCAACTTGAACGTGCCACCTGCAACACCGCAGGACTTGACCGGCACCGAGATTCTGTATCCGCTCAATGGTCGGGTCACAACAAAGCTGGCACTTACATGGAAAGGTGTCCGTGGCGTCAATGAATACAAAATTCGGTGGCGGGCAGAATTTGGCAACTGGACAGAGGTGCGCCAATACGGCCCGCTGTACGAAATCGAGGATGTCACTACCGGCAACTACCAAGTGGAGGTGTATGCAATCAGCTCCACGCAGGTGATTAGCAGCGCACCGGCTGAGATGATGTTCTCGGTGACGGGCGTTGGCGCACCACCTGCTAACCCGACCGGCGTCAGCTTGGTGCCCATCAACGAAAGCACCGCCATCATCCAGTGGGATCTAGCGACCGACCTCGATGTGCTGATTGGCGGTGAAGTGCTGATTCGCCATGACCCGCGTGACATGCCAGCAGCGGAGTGGTCAACCAGTAACGCCATCGTGCAGGCAGCGGCTGGCAACCAAACCCAAAAGCAGGTGCCGCTGTTAGCTGGCACTTATTTTGTTGCATTCCGTGATCAATCCGGCGTGCGGTCGCTGGTGCCGGTTGGCATCCATGCAGCATTGCCCACGCCGCAGCCACGCCTGAGCGTAAAGGTCTGGGAAGAGCAAAATCTGGTGCCCAAGTTTGATGGCACCAAAACTAACTTCATCTATGACGCCGGCAAGGTTGCGCTGTATTTGAACCCAGCGACTGCGCTGACTGGTACCTACGTCTACAAGGACACGCTGGACCTGACGCAGGTTTATGACATCAACCTGCGCCGCCGAATCATTAGCTATCCGGTCAGCACGTCAATCAACTTTGATAGCGTCGGGGTGGCATTGTCCGTGACTGGAATTGTCGCAGGCAAAAGGTATAAAATTGTTTCCATCGGTACAACAGATTTTCTTGCCATTGGCGCAGACAGCAATACCGTGGGCCTTATTTTCACGGCAACAGGCCCTGGCACAGGTACTGGCACGGTGGATAGCTTTTTTGACGACCAGCCCGGCAACTTCGACGGTAGTGACCTTGACCAAACCAACTGCATTACCTACGTCCGCACAACTAACGACAACCCAGCCGGCACGCCAACGTGGGGACCGTGGAACGAGTTCGTTAATGCCGTGGTGCGAGCACGCGCCATCCAGGTGCGGGTGATTGGCATTACCCAAAGCAACCTAATCGGCTTGGCGATCTCAGACCTTGGTGCAACGGCTGAACTGCAGCAGCGGGTTGAATCTGGCAACCGCACTGGCGCCAACACCTACACGGTCACGTTTGCCCAGGCGTTTTATCAGACGCCGAACATCGTGATCAGCCCGTCGAATATGGCAACCGGCGACTACTACACCGTCACCTCTACCAGCCGCACCGGCTTCACTGTAAACTTCTACAACAGTGCCAATGCAGGCGTGACTCGCAGTTGCGATTACACTGCTACTGGCTACGGCAGAGAGATCGTCTAATGGCGCAAGCTGACCAGACCGTTCAGAACGACACATTCCCGACGGTCCGCGCTGACATCAACAACAACCTGGCCGCACTGTTTTCAAACAGCAGCGGCGTTCCTCAGCCATCAAGCACGGTGGCGTTTCAGGATTGGATCGACCTTGGAACGACAATCGATCCAACATCCACCTCCCCAGTCTGGAGAAAGCGCAATTCCAACAACAACGCCTGGATCAAGGTCGCCACGATTGTTGGTAATACAATCACCTTTGAAGGCACGCTGCCGTCGCAGACCAGCCAAAGCGGCAAGTATCTAACCACCAACGGCACTGTCGCTAGCTGGGGCGCAATCCCGCCCGGCTCTAGCAAGGAAGTTTTTACTGCTAACGGCACATGGGTGAAGCCCACCGCTGGCACCATTGCACTGATCACGCTATGGGGTGGCGGTGGCAGTGGTGCGCGATTTGGGAGTTCAGCCGCTGGCGGTGGCGGCGGTGGTGCTTGCGTGCAGCGGTTATTTCAGTTGTCGGATTTGCCTGGTTCTGCTGCGGTCACAATCGGCGCAGGTGGTGCAGCGATTGGATCCACGACTGATGCCAACGGCAACGTCGGCGGCACCAGCAGCTTTGGCAGCTTGATGAGTGCTTATGGTGGCGCTGGTGGTAGCCGGACCTCTGCGGGGGGCACTCCTCTTGCTAATGGTGGCGGCGGTGGTGGCAGCCTGGCTGCTGGATCTAGCAGTACAGGTGGCGCTGGCCACGGCTCTACATTGACCGGTGGCAATGCAGGGGATAAAGGTGATTATGGCGGTGCCGGAGGCGGCACTGGCACCCTCTCGCCTGTTGGCGCGACTGCTTTCTGGGGCGGTGGCGGTGGCGGCGGTGCTAATAATGGTTCTGCTACCCAACGCGCAGGTGGCGACAGCCTGAACGGCGGTGATGGCGCAACATCCAACACCGGCACGACTGCATCAGTGCCCGGTGGCGGTGGCGGTAGCTCCAATCAAACAGCAGTCGCTAGTGGTGCTGGCGGTGCTGGTCTCTGCATCGTCTACATCTGGTGATGACTATGAATTACGCAATCGTCGAAAATGGCATCGTCATCAATGTCACCGTCTGGGATGGCGAGGCGTCATGGCAACCACCTGAAGGTTGCGATCTGGTGCCATTGCAGGATGGCGCAGGTATTGGCTGGGGATATGTAGACGGCAGCTTTGTGGCACCTGAAATGCCAGAAGCAGTAGAGTAGGCCATAAAGGACTGCTCCAGCAATGGCTGACCGTAAGATTTCGGACCTGACAGCACTGACTGCACCAGCGGCGGGTGACTACCTGCCCATCGTTGACATCAGCGAGGTTGCTGCTGCCAGTAAGAACAAGCGGATCACCATCGAGGAGCTGTTCCGTGGCGTGCCTGACGGTACTGCCGCTGCACCTGCCATTGCACCTGAGAGCGATCCCAACACTGGCATTTATAGCTCTGGTGCCGACCAGCTAAGTATTGCCACCAATGGCACCGAACGCCTGCGTATTGATAGTGCTGGTCAAATCGAAGCCGTATCTCTTGGCACTGCCGCCGCGCCTACTTTTAGCTTTACCGGCGACCCCAACACCGGCATCTACAGCCCCGGTGCAGATCAACTCGCCATCAGCACAGGTGGCACGGGGCGGTTGTTTGTTGATGCGAATGGAAATGTTGGGATCAGTACGGCGTCAATCACTCCAGTCACTGGTTACAGATTCCTTGTAATTAATGGCGTGGACGGCGCAGTACTTAGTTTTCAAACTTCCTCAATCGGAGAAGGGGCTATTGTCTCATACAATCAAGGGGCAAATTTTAGCGTAGGAAGCGTTACAAGTATCCCACTAATCTTTTATACCAACAACACCGAGCGGATGCGCCTAACCTCCGCTGGCCTTTTAGGTCTGGGGACTAGTAGCCCCGGGACGTTACTTGATATTTCAGTAGCGGGGGGAATGGCAAGAATTGGAAGTGGCAGTGGTAATAATTTGATTCAGGCGTACACCGGAGCTAGCGGCCTTGGAATGTGGGCAGGTGGCTCAACACGTTTCTACTCGTCTGCAAATATTACATTTTCGACTAACGCAACAATTGGTACAGGCACACCCACTGGATACGTCGATGCGATGACCATCGATAGCTCCGGGCGAGTAGGGATTGGCACTACGAGCCCTCTATTCCCCTTGGATGTCAACGGTGTTATTTACACAAGGGGTAGGGGCAGCACATTTGGCGTTCTATTTGATGACTGGAGAATTTATAACTCAACAGCCCCTGGAGCCCTTGTTTTTGACAATGGTTCCGAACGCGCCCGCATCGACAGCTCCGGCAGGTTGCTGGTGGGCACGTCTAGTGCGCGTGCAAACTTCACAAGCGGCGCAAGAACCAGCCCCTTCCAAATAGAAGGCACCTCTCTTAACAACTCAGCATTGTCAATTCTTAGGAACTCAAACGATACCGGGCAAAGCGGAATTTACCTCGCTAAATCACGCTCCACAACAGTAGGCGATGCAACTCCTGACATCGTTGCTGATGGTGATTCGCTGGGCTCGATCTTTTTCCAAGGTGCCGATAATACAAACTTTGTCAGTAGCGCATCAATTACAGCACAAGTAGACGGCACCCCCGGCGCTGATGACATGCCGGGCAGGTTAGTGTTCTCCACTACGGCAGATGGCGCGGCAAGTCCTACGGAGCGGATGCGGATCAATAGTGCTGGCAGAGTTTTCATTGGAAAAACAGCAGATGACGATAGCGTTGGCATTACCGCCGCCACACTTGGAAATATTTATATCGTACGGGATGGCGGTGTAGTACTAGGCCTTAATCGACTTAATAGTGACGGAACAATTGCAACTTTTGGAAGAAGCAATACAACCGTTGGCACTATTAGCGTAACCACTACCGCTACTGCTTACAACACTTCTTCTGACTACCGCCTCAAAGAAAACGTCGTTGAAGTCACTGACGGCATAACCCGTCTGCAGCAACTAAAGCCCAGCCGCTTTAACTTCATCGCTGCTCCTGGTCACACTGTCGACGGCTTCATTGCCCACGAGGTGCAGGAAGTAGTTTCTGAAGCCATCACTGGCGAAAAGGATGCAGTCGATGATGACGGCAACCCCGTTTACCAAGGCATCGACCAATCCAAGCTGGTGCCCCTGCTGACGGCTGCCCTTCAAGAAGCCATTGGTGAAATCGAATCACTGAAGGCTCGTGTCGCAGCCCTTGAGGGCGCGTAGTCACCTTCAATACTGAGCGTGAGCCCGCTGTAACCGGCGGGCTTTTCTTGTAGGGTTGGTACATGACACTTGTAGAACTCTGGGACGCCTTCCTCGCTGAGCGTTCTATTGCCTTGTGCCCAACAAGCCTTACCTCTGACTACCGGCAGGTTCGCAAGTGGTTGATTCGATGTCCTGTGCAGGACCTCAGCCACGCAAGACAGGTGATGATCTGGGTCCTAGGCGAAAAGCCTGTGCTGTCGTCACGGCGCGTGGCGATGTACACCAAAAGCATGTACAAGTGGGCGGCGCAAGAGGATGTTGGCTACCTAGAACGCAACCCGCTGGCCAGCTTCAAAATGCCGAAGGCGCCGCAAAAAGACGAGGAGATTGTCGTAATACCACGCAATGAAGTCGGCATAGTGCTTGCTGCACTTGCTGCAAAATGCAGCTATCAAGATGTCAACTGGTCGTGGTACACCGAGTTCATGCTGCAAACTGCAATGCGCACTGGTGAGGTGCGAGCTTTGAGATGGTCAGACATCAGGGAAAATAAGATCCTTGTACATAGCAACTGGACACTGACACACGGTTATAAAGACAGCACTAAAACCAACAAGAAGCGATGGGTGCCGTTGAACAGTAAATGCCAAGCCATCCTTGAGCAACTGCCACAGGAAAACGAGTGCATCTTCCCGTGGAATCGAGTGGCGTTTCAGAGTTACTTCCGTAAAAAGCTGCAGCCGTTGCATGGCGCTGGGTTGATCTCCCACCTGTACCGTCCGTACGACTGCAGGCATACGGCAATCAGCCGCTGGATTGAAGCCGGAATCCCAGTGCCACAGGTGGCTGCATGGGCCGGCAACACCAGCGAGGTGATTTTCAAGCACTACTGCAATACCACCCAAGAGTACGAGATGCCTGTACTATGAGCCATTGAAGGCCTCTATACTCATGCCTACCGCAATCCCCACCACCGTCATCACCTGGGCGTAGGCAACTGCTTTGTGCTACTATTGCCTAAGTAGAGCGCACACCTAGCGGTATGAATCTTTCGGGGCAGTCCTACGGGCTTCTGACTGTTGTCGCAGAAGCAGGAAAAACCACAGGGGCCAGGCCAGAAAAGTTATGGCTGTGTATGTGCCTTTGCGGCACAAATAAAACAGTACGGCAAAATAACCTACGAAGTGGTCATACCAAAAGTTGCGGGTGCCAAGCAAAAGAGATAAATAGAAAAATTCATACCACTCATGGAATGAAACATACAAGTACATATATTACGTGGTGTCAAATGAAAGCACGTTGCAACTCTCCCACCAGTACCTCTTACGGTAACTACGGAGCAAAAGGAATAACTGTTTGCGATAGATGGGGCACTTCTTTTCAAAACTTTTTGGCAGATATGGGCGAAAAACCAGACTCTACCTACTCTATTGAAAGAATTGACAATGCAAAAGGATACTTTCCCGAAAATTGCCGTTGGGCTACCTCTTCCGAGCAAAATAGAAATTACGGACGGAATGTTTTTATTGCCTATGCCGGGCGTGAGCAATGCTTGACCGACTGGGCAAGTGAGCTTGGCATAGGCAGGGCCACACTGCGCTACCGCTTAAAGGCTGGTTGGACGGTAGATGACGCTTTTAATTTGCCTGCTAGCATGGCCAATAGCCCTGCTACCCGAAATGGCGACAACGATTCAATGGCGTATCGCGCAGCTTGAGCGCGAAACCAGCGACGGCTTCGTTTTCGTGGCCCACTACACCGTGGACGCCAATGACGGCACCTACAGTGCAGGTGCGTATGGCTCGATTGGTTTCGAGCGTCCTGCAGAGGATGCCCTGATCCCCTTTGCCGACCTGACCGAAGAGATCGTGGTCGGCTGGGTGCAAAATGCCCTCGGCGATGAAAAGGTTGCCGAAGTTGAAGCAGCCCTCCAAGGTCAGCTCGATGAGCAGCGCAACCCAACCAAAGCGGCAGGCGTGCCCTGGGCTTGACGCTAGAATCGGTCTAACGCGCCAAGGCAATGTCAGTTCAGCCCGGCATTTACAACATCCCGTTGCAACGCCGGGCGGACTACACCGTCACGCTTCAATTCAAAGATGCCTCGGCAACACCGATCAACCTCACCAGTTGGACGGTTGCTGCACAGGTCTGGAACAAAGCCCGCAGCACCAAGTACGCTGACTTCACTGTCACCTACACCAACCGCAGCACCGGCACGGTTGCGATTGCGCTGACAGACGAGCAGACCGCTACGTTCCCGGATGAGGCATACTACGACGTGCTCCTGACCAATCCATCCGGCCTAAAGGAGTATTACCTTGAGGGCCTGGTATTTGTCAGTGAGGGCTACACAGCATGACCTCCGTCAATGTCACCACTGATGTCAACACCGTCACCGTATTGGATGATGGCGCAACGATCATTGTGACAACTGGCAGCGTCAGCAAAGACACGTTCGACGCACTTGAGGCGCGAGTGGCAGCACTCGAAGCCCTTGACATCATGTTGCTAGAAGGCTGATGGCTGTCAAATCCAAGACTGGCGCGGCTCGCATTGAGCACCAACCCGGACCTCCCAAAACCACTAGCCAGGGCTACGGCCAACACAGCCGCCCACGCCGTCGTGGTAAGAAACCACTGCGCGGTCAAGGCCGGTAGCTACAATGCAAAAGTAGCCACTGCTGCCATGATCGAAGTCATCGCCGCAGTAGCTGGCGCAAGTATCTCAGTTGCTGCCATGGGCGCAATGGGATTCAGCCGAAAAAATGACGAGGCGAGAGATGCCGTGGTGCGTTTGACTTCGGCCGTCGAACACATAGCCACGCAGTTGGAAGTGCTCCACACGGACATCAAGGATGATCGCCGCGAAACATTCCAACGCCTTGGTGCCGTCGAACAGCGGGTAGTCAAACTAGAAGCCAAGGACAACTGGGTAGGCGACGAACGACGTAGGTAATGGAATCCACCGTTGTCAACATCCGCGATCTAGGCCAAGGCTTCACGATCGAACAGCTGGAAAACGAAGCCGGCCACATCTTTTACCGCATGTGCCATGGCAGTATCTGCCGGTATTGCGAAGACGAGTACATGGCCTACATGTACGCCGAAGGTGCCGGCTGGGACCGCCTGCTACTGGCTGATCCATAGCTTGATCGCGTCTTCAAGGTGCGGCTCCCAGAAATGCTGCGCCCGAAACCACTCGAGCCAATCAGTACACGACCCTTTACTCATGTTGCAGGCGTAACAGCAACCAACCAAGTTGCTGCGTCGCGTCTCACCACCTTTGGACTTGGGGCGTACGTGATCCAACGTCCCGGACCTACCCAAAGGTTCCCGGCAGTAGGCACACTTATTCCCCCAAAAGTTAAGGATATGTTGTCTAAATCGTGCCTTCGCCTCACGTTTACTAAAGAATTCCGTGCCCTCGATGTGATGTTCCATGTGGGCACGGCTCTGTAGTGAATTTAGCTACAAACCCAGGTCGCTACTTGCTTTTTACCCTTCAGGCTATAGACTTACACACAGCACTAATTTGCTGCCATGGAATTTTTGTCCCATCCCGCCTTCTGGATCGTGGTCGCTGCTGCCAGCGAACTGATCGCCGTGTCACCCCTCAAAAGCAACAGCATCATCCAGCTGGTGCTGCAAATCCTGACGCTGATCAAGGCAAAAAAGGTCTGATCGGTTTCGGCAAAGCAGGCTGGCAGCGCCGACTGGAACGTGCCATCAATGACTGGTGGTTTCACAAAACGCTGCCCGCCAAGCTGGACAAGGCCGAAGCCGACTGGCACGCAACTCAACCACCGGCCACCCCACCGCCCGTTGTCGTGGAGCATCCCATCGACGAAACACGGCAGACTGGTGAAAGCCGCTTGTTGGGCGGCCCCATGAGTATCCACGCACCCTGGCGCCGTGACTAACAAGATCCGCCTAGTCGATCTATTCCGTTACTACAAGTCACTGCCCCATCAGATGGCAGCCGTAACCGAATTAGAGGAACTTATCAATAAAGCCAACCCACACATCTTCGGGCGCGAGCAGTCCTGGTTCAAGACCTGGAGCCAATCCGGTAAGCAGCAGGACTACACGCCGGCATTAAAACTTATCAAAGAATTCGAAGGTTCCCATTTGAGCGCCTACCCAGATCCACTGCACGGCTGGGACGTTGCAACCATCGGCTTTGGCACCACCCGCTACCAGGACGGTCGCAAGGTAAAGCAAGGTGACAAGGTAACCGTGATCGAAGCGGACCAGTTACTACTGCAGGAAGTCGAACGCATCGCCAAGCATTTGTACGGCAAAATCCCGCACTGGGACGAAATGCGCGTGACGCAGCAGTCCGCGTTAATCAGTTTCGCCTACAACCTCGGTGCCGATTTTTACGGTGCCAAGAACTTCGAGACAATCAGCAACCGTCTACGCGACAAGCAATGGGACAAAGTAGCTGCGGCGATGCTGCTTTACCGCAACCCGGGTACATCGGTAGAAGCCGGCCTGTTGCGTAGACGCGAGGCAGAAGGTCGCCTATGGGCACAGAACACAACAGCAATGCCAGCGCAGACCAGCAACTCTGCGGTCAATTTGAAAGTCCCGTACGAGTACCAACTCGACAATGGGGCCACCGGTTACCGGGAATGTTTCAGTTCCAGTTGCGCGATGGTCGCCCGCTACTGGGGCAAGATCGCCGGGGACCACGAGTACAACCGTATCCGCTGCCAGTTTGGAGACACAACTGACGCCAAGGCCCACATCCTGGCGTTAAAAACCCTCGGTTTACGGGCAACGTTCGAGATGGAAGGCACTGCCAGCATCCTCGAAGGTGAAATTCGCTCGGGCTACCCCACACCAGTCGGCTGGCTACACAAAGGTCCCGCCACAGATCCAAAAGGTTCCGGCCACTGGAGCGTTGTGACCGGCTTCACCAGCACCCACTTCATCCACAACGACCCCAACGGTGAAGCGGACATGACAAACGGTGGCTACGTTAACCACAAGGGTGGTGCAGGAATTGCATACTCCAGGCGTAACTGGCTGCGACGCTGGCTCGTCGATGGTCCGGAATCCGGATGGTTTATGAGAGTTCGCCCCACCTAAATATGAACAACTTCGAGCAACCAGTCGAACAACAGCTAAGCCAAAACGCCCGCGACAGGTGGCTGCGCGAGCGTTACGACGCAAAGGACTGGAACGGCCTATTCGAGGCAGCCATCCTACTTAACACGCTGTATCACATGGAACGCACCAAGTCGTCTTGGGCAATCCGCGAGGCAGCGTCAAACCTCTCCGGTATCTGCGGGCTGGACCGCGATTCCTGCTAGATACGCCTGGTACAGCCCGGTGTACAGGGAGTACATGGGATGGTCCCGGTTGTCCCGGCCATCTTTCACATAAAGGGCCTCAAGTTCGTCATACCTTTTTTGATCGAACAGAACGGATGTGGTCATTACGCAGACGTTTCAGTACAGATGGACTTGTGCTGGAGCGTGCCAGGCGAGGTTTGGCCGCCGCAGCAGGCGGCACTTCAACCAGGCACCCACCATAGGTAAGTTCAGCCAGTTCGATGGCTTCCTGCAGTGTTGGGGCCGCGAACAATTTCCGCAGGGGACCTTGTCCAGGCAACCACACCACCAACTCAAAGTATTCAGTGTTGGCCACAGTGTCGATCAACTGGCTTTAGCCCAGCTGCTGGGGTAGTCGGGTTCATCGACGCCATGAACAGTAACAAAACCACCAAGGCATTGAGCAACAACCCGCGCCGCTTCGACGGCACGTTCGTAGGTAACCCAGGTCCCGGCGTCATCTTTCTCAACAGTCAAACCAATCCCTGAACCCTTGGGACCGTACAGGGCAGTGACGTACTGCCCATCGGCCACAACCAGATAGCGAGTCATCGGAAATACCGAACTACTGTGCAACAGTAGCCCCCTAGGGGCCTTTAGGTCAGACTTGTTACTGATTACAACTAAGTCTTATGAGTCTGTTTCTGCCACTGGGGCATCTTCTTTGGATCGTTGGCGTCCTTGCACCCGTCGTTTTACCGAGTCCGCCCACGCAGCGTGATCTGCCGCTTCTGCAGCCCTGTATTCCGACGACGGAAGTGCCTTTTCCAACGCCGAGTACACCATCTCCCGCAACAAGGCCGTGGTCCGTTTGCCTTGCTGCTTAGCCATCTCGTCCACCAGCATGTAGCGGTGACGATCCAGCAAGAGTTGGCAGTAGAACTTTTGCCCGTGACGTAGTGGCATCGCCGCGTGAGTCTCTTTTGCTACACACTAGCATGGTCACCAACGAACATCAGGGTCCACCTTCTTTTTCCAGGCCTGATTTTGTGCCGTCCTTGAGGCAGACCGCTGCCTGGAACACCCACGACGGACATCCCAGGCCCATTCCAAGAACATGGCTGCTCGTTGCAGGTCAGCCGTAGTCGCCTTCCGCATCGCCGCATGAAGTCGCTCCAACACAATGTCCCTGCCGGTGCGACTCATGAGACTCACTTTGCTACCAGTCTTCCTCCTTGGTGATTCTGACAAGTCGCAGCGCCGGCCATAGTTCCCGGATGGTGTAGTGCGCCTGGGTCATCGAGTCGGCGTAGAACGTAGCCTTCTGCACCAGGCCGCCAGGCGTTCTCAATAAGGCCACGTAATTGACTGGAGCTTTCCTGTTCATTTGGCGTCTACCCACGAGTCAGCAGCTTTAGCTTCTGCCAGGGGTGGGACATCCCCAAGCCATTCGGCTTCGGCGTCTTGCATGATGGCTGCGAGTTGCTCGCACCAAATATCCGCATGTTCTTCGCGCACAAAAAGAATAACTTCGTCATGAACGACACCCGCGATGCGGACGACTTCTTCACCATCAGCTTTGAGCAATGGCCACAATTTACCGAGTGTCCGCTTAAGTACAGCAGCACCAGCCCCCTGAATTGGCGTGTTCGATCGAACTGTTAGTGAGTTGTAATCGCCCGGTAGAAACCGCCGCAACCCGGAGTTACGAATCCTGATCGCGGCATTCGCACGATTGAGATTAGCTTGTGCAGCATTTTCGCGTTGCCACCGGCTGATTCCTCTATACGCAGCGTGGAACTTGGAGCGGATTTCACCAGCTTCAAGGAGATCCATTTGTATCCCCATGCCTGCTGCATAGTTGCGTAATCCTCGGGCTCCCGATCCATACAACAGACCAAAGTTCGCAGATTTGCTAACTTGCCGCATGTCCTTGGTAACTTCATCTTCAGGGACGCCATAAATTTGCATCGCGGTGACAGTGTGCAGATCCAACCCTTGCTGGAACGCCTGGATCATCAGCTCGTCTTGAGCTTCCCAAGCGGCCAGCCGTAGTTCCATCTGGGCGTAGTCCGCCACTACCAGTTTCCACCCGTCCGGTGCCTTAACGCAGGCCCTAAACCTTGAGTCTCTTGGAATTTGCTGCAGGTTTGGACCAATACAGGACATCCGCCCAGTGTCCGCCCCAAGCTGCATGTAACTTGCCTTAATAAACCCGTTGCTACCGAGGTGTTTAAGCAACGCTTCTACCATCTGGCGCCGCTTTTCCACTCGTTTCCAAGCCAGGTATTCGGCCACAACCTTGTGATCCCCGGCATATTCCCTTAGTGCAGCACGACTAGCACTGGGCTTGCCGTTGTTGTCCACCGGCTGCCTATCCAACAGGGTTGTGAATATATCTAACAACTGCTTGGGGCTATTGAGATTGAAGCCGGCTTCCTTCTTCGTACCAGCCCGGACACTACCTTCCGGCTTGGAACGCAGATTGAAGGTGCCATCTGGATCACGCGGCAATTTCTTGCGGGCCGGCAAAGCCGCATCGAGTGTTTCGATGAAGGCATCGCCCAACCTGACGTGATCCTTGGCGAGATCCTCGTGCAGTTCTTCCAGTGCCTGCTTGTCGAACGGCAAACCTGTCCGCCACAACTGCGCCATCGCAGGCAACGCGGCACACTCCAGAAACCAGGCCCTATGCAAGTTACCTTCAGCCATCCGCTGGTTGATGTGCCCATCCAACTGGGTCAACAGGTACACGTCATAGGCCGCATATTCCAGCTGACTTGGTGTCAGGTCGCCACTCCAGTCGCTTTTCTGTTCTTCCTTGGAAATGTCCAACTTCAAGTAACGTTTTACAACATGCTGCAAACCGTGTTTGAGGTTGGGCAGTCCGTTGGTCAGGATCCGACTAGCCAGCATGGTGCAGAGCACCTGCCCTTCAGGATGAAGCTCGTGTTCCTGTAGCCACCCCAAATCGAACACAGCGTTATGGGCAATCCAGTAACGCTTGACCGAGAAAAACTCTTCCAGGTCAACCCAGTCCTCGTCACTAAGGTCCCAGCAGTCAATGACCACAGGTGTCCGGTCTAGGGCCGCCAACTGGAGCAACCGCAACCCACCAAACACGGGCTGCAATCCGGTGGTTTCACAGTCGAACGCGACGGTGGTGGCATTGAACATCGTGTGCAGATGCTCGATGCCGTAGAGGTACTTGTTTGTCATGGCGTGAGCCTGGTCGGGCGAACTTATGTAGTGTAGCAGCCTAGTAACCTAGGCCGCCTCGTAAAGGACACAATCTGTCGCAAAGTCCCCGCCGGCATCCGGAAACTCAAAACCACAGCTGCTACCACTCCAATGCACGCACTGGTCACAAAGGATGCCGCCTTGCCCAGCCAGAGCACAACCATCTTCCTGGAGCTGCCGGTAGATGTAGGCGTAGGACTGCCCCAGTCGAATCTGTGAGATTGCCTGGTGCGAAACACCAAACTCTGCCGCCAACGCCAACGTACTTTTGTCGGACAGCATGATCTGCTTAGCCTGCTCTAACGTCAACCGCCGGTTAGCAATCGGCGGAAACCGCACAATCGGCTCTGCGTCCTTGCCGGTCGAGAAAGTGGACCAACGCTCGTTGCAATCTTTGCAGACGTACCTACGTCGCCGCGTCCCATCCTTGCGAACACGACTATCAATCGCCTTGTAGTTCTCGGACTTACAACTGGGACAGTTCATCACTCATTTGGCTGTACACATCTAAAATCGTGTTGCGGTGAAAGCCACAGGCCTGCAAAAAGTCTGTGAATGTTTCGATCACCTCAGAAGCCAACACACCCGTAACTTTCACGTTGTAGGCAGTGGTGATCTGGGCGGCATCGTCCGAGCGAATCATCTCGAACTTGTAGTGATTAGCCATTGCGGTACTCCTCGGAATCAAGTTTGTCGATCAACCTATTCAGATACCAGCGAGCTTTGCTGGCGTCAATGTGGGGACTGTCTTTAAGCCACAACCGGCTCATGTACTTAAGGACTTGCCACTGGAGCCCACCCACAACAGCGTCAGGGGCTTGCTTTACGCAATCCTCAATGAAGTCAATGACCTCAATTTTCCCCGCCGTGTAGTGACTGGGGTGGTTTACAACATCCTGTTTCATAGTTTGGCGGCAGTAACTTTCTGGTCAAAGTTGTAGTGCCCGACAACGGAATAATCCTCAGCCGGACGAGCAGACATCACGTGGAACACCAGCTGCCCAATCCGCATCCCGGGCCACAGTGCGACGGGATGAATAGCCCGTGCATTCTGTAGTTCCAGTGTGAGCTTGGAACCCTGCCAGCCCGGGTCACAGTAGCCAGCCATCAAGTGCTCAATACCAGAGCGAGCCCTGGAACTTTTAAGTGCAAACTGCCCGGCCAAAAACGACGGAAGGAAAAAAGTTTCGACTGTTTCCGCCAGAATGAATTCCTTCGGCGGCAACAAAAACGGGTGTTCTTCGGTGTAACCCCTAATGGAAAAGGGTTGCATCTGTGAAGTCAGTGGGACTTCAACGAGAAGATTCTCACCGAGTCTCACATCGAGACTGGCCGGGTTGACCAGTGCTGGGTCGTAAGGATCCACAAGGCCCTCTTCGCAGAGAGCCCGGATCTCTGTATCACAGAGGATCATGCGTGGACAATCACAGGTGCGGCCTGTTGCAGGGTGACGTGCTTCCAGGTCTTGCCCCACTTGATGCAGTTGATCGTGGTGAGGTGGACCTTGAAGTCACGGCTGATCGAGGTGGCACCCTCGCCCTTAGCCAGTCGCCGCTTGATTTCCAGCACCTGCTTGGTGTTAAGTGCCCGGTACCCACGGCGAGACTTACGAGTCTTAGTTTGAGACTCCGCCTTGGCAGGTGCTGTGGGTGTTTTCACTGCCGGCGTGGTGCCATCGAAGTTGACGGTCTGGGACGTTTCCAGCAGCGTGTGGATCGTGGCCAGTTGTTCGTCGATGGTCTTGATACTGTCCGACAGTGTGCGGACTTGTGTGTCAGAGAGGATGGTGAGCATTGTGCTAGGTAAAGCGTTGATAGTGTAGTACCTAATGGATGTTGGACAGGTACTGCGATCGAAGTTGCAACAAGGTTGCCTCGGGCAAATTGAGCATCTCGTACATCGCAATCCGGGCCAGCAGTTCGTGGTTGATGCTTTCGCTACTGACGAAGGCGTCCACAAGGTGGATGAAGAGCTGGTTGGGCGTGTGGGGCTTGACCCAGCTCGTATCGCATGGAATGGGCTCGGTCCCGTAGGACCAGTCGTCGTAAGACTCTTCGTTGCGAAGGGCCTTAGCAGTCGTCTGCCCAATCCGACTGATCCACCACTTCCCAGTTGTCGATTCGTTCGCTGACAAGGCGCCTAACTCCTGCATCTGTGGCTGGGATTACGTCGTCTTCACAAAGGTAGAAGGTGCCTCGGCACAAAGCAGGTGCCCATTCGGCGGGGTCTTCGTAGGTTTCGTTGCGTACCACAACAGCATCTTCCACGAAAGCTTCCACATCGCAGCGCCCATCAGGACCAAAAGTAAGATTGTAAATTTCGAGCACATCAGGATTCACTGGACACCTCCAGGCCACTATGGGCACAATTTTCTTCAAGGTCGTCCATCCAGACGTCCCATGTCATCTTGAGGAACTGTTCCATGTCGTCGAGCTGCGCCAGATGGCGCTCGTCGTAGGCGGTTGATAGGCCGAGGGCCTGTGCGCGTTTGATTTCCTGGATCACGGTCTGTCGGGCCCAGCCGATAGCGAAGTACCAAGGGCTGAGTTTTTCGTTGGGTATGTCGGTGCGGATGGCCATTGCCCTCCAGTAAAAGGAACGGTGCGGAAGCTTTCGCCCCCACACCTGTAGTGTTACACACCTCCTAGCTTTGGTCTAGTAGGCCAGTTGTAAAAGTTCACACCCGCCTGGTGGCTTCCAGTTCGGCGGCCAGGACGGCGGCAGATCGCAGCAGGGTGGTCAGGGTGACAGGCCGCATGTGGCGGTCGTGCGCGAATCGGACAGCCCATCGGACACCCATCGACACGTTGCCGTTACCGAGGGTGCGGGCCACGTCAATTTCTTCCTGGCTCATCCGAAGGTTGACGGTCTTGTTACGCCCCCGATTCTTGGGCCGCCTACCAGGATTCAAGTCGTCCAGCTTGTCAGCCATCAAGGGCCTCCAGGGCGCGGCGGATGATGCCGTCAGGGTCGATGTAGTCGTTGCAGCGTTCCAGTGCCTGTTCCTTCAAGCTCGGCGGCTTGGGGCGGCGGGCGGCGCGGATCGTTTGGGGGTTTAGGCGGTATGCCCACCCTAAATGTTCACGTTCCTTTTCAAGCCACTCACAGCACGCCTCCAGTTCCTGGTCGGCGCCCCATTGGGCGGCAATACTGAACACAGCGTGGTCTGAGCGTGAAGACAGCATGTCTGCCCACTGATGTACCAGTTCAAGCGGTGGGGTGATGGAGTTTTGTTGGTCAGTCATAGGTCGTTCAGTACGGCATGGGGTCCGATGACGGCCAGCGCGGCACGGTTGTACGCCTTAGCGGCGTCTAGCTCGTTGGTGTAGTTGCCGAGGTAGTACCGCTTGCCCTGGTACGAGAACTGGGCCCGGTACGGGTTTTTGTCGTTGCCTCGGGTCACACCTCGGTACTGACTGACAGTACCACGTGTCTGGGGCCGGTTGGCGAGGGCGAGATAGTAGTCCTTGTCTGGGATCTTGACGTAATAGGTCATTACTTAAAATTTTTTAGTAGGTTGATACCCTTGTACAGGTAACCATAATTGCGGGTGGCTGTCACGATGCCCTCCGCTGTGCAGACGTCGCAGGTGTCGTGCCAGCAGGTACTGGTCTCAACCCCCCGGTAGGTCCCGTATTTGTCGCCGCAGTCGGCACAGCACTGGAACGCGTCGATCAGGCGGTCGAGCAGTTCAGCGGGCTTCAGTTGGGATTCCAAGGGCTTCGGCGGAATAGGTGGTGATGACGGACACGTCGGCCTTTTGGCGTAGGGCCTGGCCGACTGTGCCATGGAAGATGGCGTAGGCGTCGTCGCACTCGAAGATTTGAAATTCTTCAACTTCGACGGGGCGGCCCTGCTTGAACCAGCTCATGCGGATGAGTGCGAACACGTCATCAGGCACCGACGCATTGATGACGGCCAGCGTGGGGCGTCTCGGCGGTTTCGGTTTGGACTTGGCGGTAGACACCGAATGACTCCGAAAAAGCCGTGAGGCTGCCAAAAGCAGCCCCAACAGCAGGTTAAAGACAAAGGTCATGGTCAGTCCCACGCCTCGGCTGCGGCCTGCTTGATCTGGTCAAGTTCACCGACAGTGCGTTCCTCGCGCACGGGGGGATATGCCCCAGAGGTGTCCATTTGCCCAGATCCCTTGGCCTGCAAAGGATCTGCACTGGGACAGGCTTCCGATTCAACGGAAAGTGTCCCAGTACCGAACACGCTGGGACACCCGACGGCAGAATCACCCCCCTGTCCCACTGTTAATCCGTTGCTGTCACTAGGGATTTGGTCACTGGGACCCCCTGTACCTACCTCTCCCCGCGAGAGAGAAATAACAGCCTGGTACACCTTGATCGGTGAACCCCCCTTAGAAGTCCGTTTGGTCTCGGTCACGCGGATGAGCCCACGCTTCTCAAGACGCTGGAGCGACTTCCGAATTGCGGCAACGCTTCCACCGCAGAGGGCGTCGGCGTTCAACTCTTCACGGGTCTTGCTGGAGGGGTAGATCACGCGAAGACGCTGGAGCACCCTGTCAGTGATGCCAGAAGGCGCCGTTTCGTTGGGATCGACCTCCGGGGTCCAATCAGCCAACGTGAAGCTCAAATCGGCTTCCTGACGCAGCAGAAGGCTGGTGCCTCCACGACCGGACCTGGACTTTTCGATGGTGATGATCCGGGCATTGTGTCCGGTCTGTTCCAGCTGCTTGTCAGAAGGTCGCTTAAGGCTCCAGGTTTCGTCCACCGCGTCACGGATAGCACTGGTGCCCCGGAAGCCGCCGTTTTTGTTGGCGTGGTGAATGATGAGGATGGTGCAGGCAGGGAAGGCCACACCGTTGTTCCGGGTCAGCCAGTACAGGGGTGTGGCGAAGTCGGACTTGTTCTCGTCAAAGGCCCGACCACCCGAGCAACCGATCAGCGAGTCAATCACGATCAGCTTGGGCTTGATCTTCTGGACCAGCTTCTGAAAGCGGGCATAGGCCTGCAATGACCAGTCAGTACGCACGATGACTGGAGCATCGGCAGGCATTTCAACCTCTTCCATCTGTTCCTGCATCTGGACCAGTGGCTGGTCACCGTTCAGCAGAAGGACAGGACCCTGTTCAACTGGAACGTGTTTGCCGCGAATCACGAAGGGTTGGCCGGTAGCAACGTGCTTGGCCAGCGTCCAGGCGGTCATGGACTTGCCGTCACCACCAGCGCCGTAAATCAGGACAACGGAGGGATTCGGCAGCAGGTCAGGAATCAAGTAGCTGCGCTCAAAGTTCTGCTGGAGCAGTTCACCAACCGTCATGGTCTCACTTTGAGACTCATGTTGGATTTGATCGACGTACATTTTTTCCAGCTCAAGAGCGTCGCGCATCCGAGCCTTGTGGGCGATCTTGTGAAGCTCGTACTTCTGTTCAGCAGGATTTTCCAGCTGGAGCGCTTCCCGAACGTCGCGCATGACGTCCACAAAGCGAGGCAGCACTTCAACGGCTGCGCCCGATTCAAGTTCTGCAACAACTTTGCGAAGGTCTTCGCCAAGCCACAGGCGCCCCGGCAGTTGCTGATCGGCCAGCCAAAACAGGGTACCCAGGGTGACGGAGCCCTTCTTGAAGCTTTTCCAGACCTCTTCGCAAGGGTTGCCATCAGCCCAATCGTCACAAAACTCAGGATCTTCAGCCGACCAAGCCGACCAAAGAGTCATCCCAAGGTCGGTCGGCAGTTCCGAGTGGATCGCCATGCCCACTTTGATCCAGTGGTCCCGGCTGCCAGCGCCTTGACCAGGAATCACCCGCAGTGCGGACTGAATAATTTCAGCCACTTCTTCGGGCGTCCGATCCGAAAAGTCAAGTGCCTTGCGGTTTTTGATGAAGCCAGCGTCGGTCGGGTCCTTACCAGCCGCTTCACGCATTTCAGCCAGCAACCACGCTGGAGCTTCTGGGATGGCTTCCAGGTCGCCTTCAAAGCCATAGAAGCCTTCCGCACCCTTCCCATCACTGGAGCCCGGATAAGCCCCGTATAGAAGCCCCTGACGGCCCCAGAGCACTTCGTAGCCCGCCCCGGTATCCGACAACCCAAAACCCTTCACCTCGCCCCACAGGGCCTCTGGGACGCGGTACAGGTACTTGGCCGCATTGGCCTTGGTACTGGTGACCTTGGGTGCCCCATCCAGGGTGCTGCCCCACTTCTTGGCCAGCTTGGCGAGGTTGCGGTCCACGTCCAGGATCACCAAGCCTTGGCTACGGGGCCCGGTAAAGACACCAACGGCCCGGAAAACAAACGGTTTGCGCTGGATCTGGAGCGCGACGTCAGCCGGTTCCATCACCACATGGTGGGATTTTTCCAGCGGGGTCTTGCCCTTGCTGATTTTCCCGGACTGGAGCTGTGAATCCTTGACGTAGATGGGCGCGTAGGCAAAGCCGCTGGGCAGTTGCGCTACGAAATCAAGCAGGTCTTGCGACTCATGCGACACGATGATAGACTCCTACAAGAAAGGACATAACAACACACCTCAGGGCTTGCCGGCCCTGGGGTGTTTCTTTATGGTAGACGCCCGGTCAACCACGTGTTACTGTGACACTCGTTGCCCCCGGGCGACCTTCAAACACCCCTACTGAATCATGGGATTTCTCTCCAAAAAAGCGTCTGCATCAGTCAACAGCGGTTCCAGCGGCGGCGGCTACCTGCAGGTCAGCAAGCTGACTGACGGTGGCTCGGTCCGTTTCGCGTTGCTGTCCGACCAACCCCTCGAAGGTTACGAGGTGTGGGGCGCCAACACCGAAGGCCAGTCCAAGCCCTTCCGTTTTGATTACGAGCCCACCCCCGAGGATGTGGTCGCTGAAATGGGCGACTTCGAGCCCCGCGAAGGCCGTGGCGGCCCCGGCACCTACGACGTTAAGTTTTTTGTAGCCACGCCGGTTTACAACTTCGACGCCGGTGCCGTCCAAGTGATGAGCCTGACCCAAAAGTCGATCATCAAAGAGCTGGATCAGATCAGCCAGATGGACGACTACGAGGACCTGCTTGCCTGGGACTTCAACCTCAGCAAGAAAGGCTCGGGCCTTCTGACCGAGTACACCTTGCGCCCCGTACCCCGTAAGAAGGGCGCCCAGGAGCACATTGATGCTGCCTGGATCGAGGCCAAGTCCAACGGCTTCGATCTGACGCGTCTTCTCACCGGAGGTAATCCTTTCAAGGCCGCATAGCAACTGGGGCAGAGGTGTCCCCACACCTTGTAAGCCCCCATTTGTTTACTTTTATGTACACCAGCAGTTATGACAGCAGTCCCCGCAGGCACTACTTGGCTTGAGTTCACAGAGTTCCACAAAATCCCAACCTCTTCAGGCGGATTTTATTTAATGTTCAGAAACAGACCATCCATTTGCGTCTGTAAAACCGACCAGCGCTTCGTTTACCTCATTCAGGACGAGCTTGATGCCCTGGAACGAGGCGACACAGTTAGGCTGGCCTGCATAAAAGATCCAGATCCCCAGCGTGTCGATCACTGGCGCATAAGCCTTCTGTATTACGAAGCTCGTTACGCCGACACGCTACAAGAACAACAGGCAGAACAAGAAAGGCAACTAGAACCAACCTACGAGAACGTTCTAGAACAAACAACTACCAGCACTAAACCGAGTAAGCACATCACCTGCAAAGTATCACTAGAAGATCATGCACTTCTGAACGAACTTTACAAAAAAGCAAAGATCGTTCACGGAGAGTGCATACATTTTGGTGATTTTGTAGCTGCTTTACTTACTCGCCAACTAGAGGTGGTGAAGCTTTTGCATACAGCTGAACCACAGTTGCCTTTCTGACCAAAGACAGCGGCCCCGTAGTTGCACGGGGCTTTTTTACTGGTATAGTGAAATTGGGAAAGAGTATCTCCGTGCCCTCCAACACACAAGACACCCTAGCCAATCTCCGTAAATGGAAGCTGGTACAAGATAATTCAGGCCCATTCAGGGTCTACCGCGACCAAAAGGGCAATGTATATTCTAGTGTTACACACATCCTTGGGCAGACGAGTGACCGCACAGGACTGGAGCGCTGGATCGCCCGCCTCGGCGTCACAGAAGCCAATCAACAACGCGATGTAGCAGCCAAACGAGGCAACCTCGCCCACAACCAAGCCGAGTATCTCCTCAAAACAGCCCAACGACTGGCGCGTAACACTGCAAACAAACGCAACGCCATTAAGTGGGATGACAACGGCTTGGCACGCATCCCAGCCCCCATTACCCAGTGGGCCTTAAAGAAAGTTCACGAAAACCTCCCCCAAGTTGGCTGGAGCGCCGCCGGTTATGCCCGAGGCCTATCCGACTGGATCGTGACTAACGTCACCGAAATTTTTGCCAGCGAATTCAGCATCCACCACCCAGCCGGCTTCGCCGGCACTTGTGATGCACTGGTATCTCTCAAAGGCCACCCGGGCATTACGATTTGTGACTGGAAAACCAGCACCAGCAACAAAATGCCCTACATGAACGGCAGCCATTCATACGTCCACCAACTAGGCGCCTATTCACTGGGACTGCAGCACCTCACCGGCCTACGCCCATCAGGTGGTACGGTTGTACTAGCCCGCAGGTGTGGCGAGCCAGACGTGTACGGCATCGACCAAGACGCACTGGCACTAGCCGAGGACGCCTACCTGGAACGCGTTAAGACATACCACGAAAACCTAGAAACCCAGTCACAGCAAGGCGTTTAACCCCTAACTTGCGACAAAACCTCTACATCCGCATTCAAACGCACCATGTTTGCACTGGTACTTTCTACTGTAGTAGGCCTCCAGAGTCCGGTAGTCAAGGTAGGTACCTGTCCTCTTGGCTGGTACACATCGGGCAGCTATTGCGTGCCGTCTCGGGCTACGCCCTCGACAACAAGCCCGGACGTCATTCAACGCACTGGAACATGCCCACTGGGGTGGTACAGGTCCAACAATTACTGCGTCTCGCGCTAACGCCCATTCAGGACTGGAATAGCCCTACACTGCATTCAGCAGTTTGTGACTGTCACACCCGTGATTGACGACATCAACCAGAACGACGACGACATCGAACCGATTGACGGTGGCGTCCAGCCGGAGAAGCCGAGCAAGTTTGTGTCGCCATTCACTCGGGCAGAAAACCGCTATTCAAAGGGCCGCCCAACCAATGACGCTCAAATGCAAGAGCGTATCAATGCTGCCTACATGTTGATGTTGCAGGGTGGATCTCGCCGGGAAAATGCTTGCCAACTGTCCACCCGCTACGGTGTTAGCTTCCGTCAAGCAGAAAACTACATTCATGAAGCCCAGAAGTTGATGAAGCTGGATTTCGCTGGAGAGCGTGCCGAGTTTCTCAATCAAGTCAACAACATGCGGATGCACACCGTCAAAAAGGCACTCAAACGCGGCAACTATCAAGTAGTGGCTCAACTACTCGATAGCCTGGGACGTGCAATGGGCGAGGGAAGTGTGGAGGAAGCCGCCAATCAAGCCCCCAACCTCAACATCACCATCGAAGACAAACGGCAGGGCTAGATTCGCATTCAAGGCGTGTAAGTTGCATTCAAGGGCGTCAGAAGCCATTCATGACTGGCGCCCCTAGGGGCACCTCGCCTTGGCTTGATAATGGGAATGAGAATCATTCTCAATAGATAGGCACAGAAAAACGCCCCAACCCCGAAGGACTGGAGCGTAGGGGGTCACCCCCTGACCCACCGCCAGCGATCGCGGGGACTGTAGCGCTCCCACGCTGCCAGTTTTTCCCATGCCTGGGATTCTGTGGCGACCGGTTGGGAGTGGTGCTCCTCCCATTGCGTGGTGCCGTGTGGTTTGACTTGGAGCCTATAGGTTGCGGTCGTCATGGTTAGGGCGTGCGGGTTTTGTAGGGTTTGCGGGTTTGGCCTTTGTCGTTGCGGGGTTTGCGTGGTGCCCCTGGTGCTTTGCGTGTGGTGGGACGGTTGCGCGTTTTTTCTGCACTTAATTCTGCGAGCCAGTCCGGTTTAAGGTCTGCCGGACATGGTGCCCCACCATTGAGCAGCTGACACTGTGACCAGTAGGGGATCAGTTCTAGGTGGAGTTGATTGAGCCCTTCTTTCCCCCATTGCTGGTGCAGGGTCAACATATCGCGCCAATCTGACGCGGTGAGCCTGGATCGTTCGGCCGACCACCTAAGGTCTCGGAGCATCCTTTTTTCGAGTCGGATTCGTTCGCGTTCTTGTTCGCGTTGATCTGCTGCCAGCTGCTTGCGTTCGCGGTTGGTGTTCCACTCACCACCAGTCATGGTGCCATCCTGCCGGGGTTCGGCTTAAGGTTGCAAGCAGTAGCCTTGCACAACAGAAGCCAAACCGCAAGCCCCGGGGCCGATAAGTTTTGCTGATACTGTGCAAGGTTGACAGGGTGGCCGACTGGGGTTCACACTGTGAGAGCACTCCGGCAAACCAGCCATGCGCAAAATCGAGGAACAAATGCTGCACGCCATCCGCCAGGGGAAAAACTGGCGCAGCGGTAATACATCCGTTGACTGGTGCGAGCACTCGCCCACCTTCGGCGGATCGAAGGCCATCATCAGACTGCACGGAAACCGGATCGGGATTTATCAGCCGTCAACTGGTGCGCTCAACATCAGCGACGGCGAAGGCTGGCGCACAGTCACCACCAAGTCACGGCTCAACGCTCTCCTAACACTGATCCCAGGCCTGCGGTTGTGGGTTTTTCAGTGGAAAGGCGAGTGGAAGTTTCAGCGACACGATGGCACCGCCGAACCCTGGCAAGGTTGGCGCGTCATCGAGTTTGACCAGTACGAGGCCCGGTGGAACGCTTGACGGATCCGAGCCCAGCTGCTAACCTTACACAGTAAGCCAAACCCAGGCAAACATCATGAAAAATTTCGAAGTTTTCCACCGTACCTGGTGGCAAGTAAATCCCAGTTGGCCTGATGGTCGGGAACCGGGAGTCGGTGAGCGTCACTTCATCGCATGGGCAGAAGATGAAACAGAAGCCCGGGCCATTGCCAAGCAGTGGAACGCAACCCACGACCCGGGCCCACTGTCCGATAAAGCAGAATTCGATGAGGCCTGAGCCATGCGATACAACGTCTGGCTCCTGCGGGGAGATGGCACGCCATCCCCTGCGGGTCCTTCCAGTATCACAGCAACGGGCATCGTTGACGCCCAACGCGTGGCGCAGCAAACCCTAGAGGAGCTGCAAGCGGTCGGCGCTTTGGTCGGGTGGAGCGTTTCCACTGTGACCGAAACATAGCCTTTCGCTTCATCGGGTCTCACCAGTCGCAAGCGTGAGACCCCAGCGGCCAAGGCTGGCAGGTCCGCCCTGGCCTAGGAATGAGAATCGTTCTCACACCGAAGCTACAGGTAACGGATTACAACAATTTGGGCCCCCACGGCTCGCAGTTCGGCCGATCCGCTGCTAGGATGACACAGTAAGGAACACCCATCCCCACCATGAAGACCCGTACACCGCTTGTTTGTTCGATCGTCGGCCTCGTGATCGTTGGCGCTTCGCTGCTGGTACAAGCCCAAACCAACGAGGCCCTGGCACGCTGCGAGAATCGCGGCAACTCTGTCGCCTATTGTCGCCTAGTCGTGCTTGGCCGCTAGGACTGTTACGGATTGTGACAATCTGCCCCCACCACTGCGGCAGATGTAGTAGACTGACAGCGTCAACCAAGGGACACCAACCCACCATGACTACCGTTTCCACCGCCGCCGCTTCGCTTGCTGCTCATGGCATCCACTGCCGCCGCGACTGGGGCAACCCAGGCCGCTGGCTCGCAGAGGTCGGCATGGTCCAGTACTGCGTAGGGGGCCTCGCCCTGGTCGCTGCTGCTGCCAGTGCCGACCCCATCGCATCACTGGACGCAGCCTGCGAGGGCTAGTACAACCGAACTACCGGCCCTGCCCCCCACCGGGGGTGGGGTTCGGTGCTGCCCAGGCCTAGGTGGCAGTCAGGGAACCTACTGATACAATCCAATTTCTCTCTTCTGTTACACAGCCCCGGGTAGGGGGTCAATTCCTGTGATACTGTAAACAGGTACCCCCCTAAAAAATGGCCGACGCACCATCACTGCAGCTGCGATGGGCCCAGGGTGAAGTGTTTTCGAGCCGCAAACGCTTCCGTGTCCTAGTCGCAGGCCGCCGATTCGGCAAGAGCTACCTGTCTTGCATCGAATTGCTGCGTGGAGCAATCGAAAAGCCCGGCGAAACTTTTTTCTACTGTGCCCCGACTTACCGAATGGCGAAAGACATCGCCTGGAAAGTCCTCAAACGCCTGGTCCCCAAGGTCTGGATCAAGTCAAAAAACGAAACCGACCTAAAGATCGAACTGGTCAACGGCAGCACGATCGAACTCAAGGGCACGGAAAACGCAATGGCCCTACGGGGCCGCAGCCTTTCGGGCGTGGTGCTCGACGAAGCCGCGTTCATGGACCGCGAAGTCTGGTTCGAAGTCATCCGCCCCGCCTTGGCCGACAAACAAGGCTGGGCCCTGTTCATTTCCACCCCAGATGGAACCGCGAGCTGGTTCTACGACATGTGGTGCTATTGCGACGAGGACGACCCGGACTGGTCCCGGTGGCAATTCACCACCATCCAAGGCGATAACGTCCCACCGGAAGAAATCGAAGCGGCCCGTGGCCAACTCGACCCTCGCACCTTCCGGCAAGAATTCGAGGCGAGCTTCGAAAACCTCTCGGGCCTGGTCGCGGTCAGCTTCTCGGACGACAACATCGACAAAACCGTCCAAGACCTACCAGTTCTCCCGCTTTTGCTGGGGGTGGACTTCAACATCGACCCAATGTCCGGCATCTGCGCGGTGAAAAAGGGCGACGTCCTCTGGGTATTCGACGAAATCATCATGACGGGCGGCGCGACCACCTGGGACCTGTGCGAAGAAATCCAGTCCCGCTACGGCGTGGAGCGCCGCATCATCGCGTGCCCGGACCCAACCGGCGGCGCCCGCAAAACCAGCGGCGTTGGCGCCACCGACCACAACATCCTGCGAAAATCCGGCTTCACAGTCTCAAGCCCGCGATCCCCCTGGAAAATCCGCGACAAAATCACGTGCGTCAACACCGCGCTACTCGACGCCTCTGGAACCCGCCGCCTATTCATCCACCCGAGATGTAAAGAATTAATAAAATCCCTCCGCACCTTGACCTACGCGCCCGGCACAGGCCTCCCAAACAAGAACCTAGGCGTGGATCACGCCTTCGACGCCTTGGGCTACATGTGCCTACAGGTCTTCAACCTGGCAAAACCCGAAAACATGGGCAAGACCAACTACCGTGTGTGGTAAGCGCAGGACTTACCATGCCCGGTCACTACGGCGACAAGAAAGAACCCAAGAAAGGCGAGAAAAAAGTAGGAAAAGTCATGTCCGAGTACAAAGCTGGCACCTTGAAATCCAGCTCGGGCACGAAAGTAAAAAGCCGCAAGCAGGCAATCGCCATCGCCATGAGCGAGGCCGGCATGAAAAAACCCACCAAAAAAGGTAAGAAGTAATGGCCAAGCCCGGTTTGTACAGCAACATTGCGGCCAAACGTAAGCGCATCGCAGCTGGCAGCGGCGAAAAGATGCGTAAGCCTGGCGCGAAGGGCGCCCCCACCGCCGCCGCCTTCAAGGCATCGGCCAAAACCGCCAAAAAGCCCACCAAAAAAGGTAAGTAGCCATGGCCCGTATCCCTAATACCGCAAAGGACAACTACTCCCACCTAATCGAGTACACAGGCGGTGCCCTCACCGCCGTGAACGACTGGATGGAAGTAGACGCCCATAGCGACGGCTACACATTCGCAGCAACCGTAACCGGCGGCGCCAACTTCACACTCGCCCTTGAGTGCAGCTTCAACGGCAACGGCAACTGGTTCACTCTCGACACCAGCAAAAACATCAACTCAAACGGCGAATACGCTTATTTCTACGACGGCAAACCTGCCGCAAAAGTGCGTATGCGTATCGCTTCCATCAGCTCTGGTACACCTAACGTGGTGCCTCACATCGCTGTGGTTTACGAGGGCTGATGACCATCCACACGATCCACGGTCACCCCACCTTCATCGAAGTCGATGCCGAGACGGGTCGCACTGAAGTCACCTTTAATTTCCGCACGCCATCGGACGCCGCCCTCTTTGCCGGCTTTATGGGCAACATTTTCACCGGCATCGAAGTCCTGGTTGACGTCGATGACGAAGTAGAAGAGGAAGAAGACGATGATTGAGTATCGCGGCGAACAATTCTCCGGCTACAACAAACCCAAGCGCACCCCCAACCACCCGAAAAAGTCCCACGTGGTGCTCGCCAAGGAAGGCGGCACGGTAAAACTCATCCGTTTCGGTCAGCAGGGCGTATCTGGCTCACCAGCACAAAAAGGAGAATCAGCGTCAGACAAAGCCAGAAGGGCATCATTCCAAGCGCGACACGCTAAAAATATCGCCAAGGGCAAAATGAGCGCGGCTTGGTGGAGCGCAAAAGTTAAGTGGTAATCGTCCTAAGTGGTATACTGTGAGTACCTGCACTCGCGGAAGTGGCAACTTGGACCTACGTAAGCGTGGAATGCGCCTGCGGTAAGCAGTCTTCTATACGGATAGACCAGTTCAACAGAAAGAACGGCGTGTGGTCCTGCCGTTCTTGTACGTACAAAGGACGTACAAGCCCTAGGAAAGGTACAGGGGTAAAAAACGATCCCAGTATGGAGCAATGCCGGCGCAGTTATTACAAAGCCCGCCAGCGCGTAAAGACAAACCACAAAAACGCGTACGGACATGTCGAGTTCCGCTTCACGTCCTTTGAAGAGTGGTTTGAAGAGTTGGGTCCACGGCCTGTGGGTACGTCTGTAGACCGTATAGATCCGATGGGCCACTACGAGCCCGGAAATGTACGGTGGGCAACAGTCGAACAGCAAGCCAAGAATCGAAACCCTCGTTTCACTTGGACACCGAGGTCCCAGAAACTTCCTGCTGCTGAATCCAAGTTTTGAGTTCCGCGACGTATTCGCGTAGCTCTTGCGCTTTAGCGGCGTGCCACCCGTTTCCAGTACGTCTGTACAACTCGCCGTGCCGGTCAATGGCCATCAGCATCTGGTGGATTAGCACGTTCCACGGTGCCCGGACAGGTGTATTCCACTCGCGCATCGTAAAGACGCCGGGTTTACTGCCAAAATAGGAAAGAAGTAGGAGTTAAACCGTGGTGTACAGCGCCAACATCCCCCCAACTGGCGCTGTCGTCAGCGAGTCCCCATTTGTCCGCAACCTGGACGTCATCGCCATGATGCCGGACTGGGGCGTAATGGCAGCCGTCACCCGTGGCACCAACTACATCCGCGACCTCGCCGAAACGTACCTCCCCCAAGAACCCCGCGAAGACCAGGACGCCTACACCACCCGCGTCGATCGGTCCGTACTTTCGCCGTACACCAGCCGCCTAATTGAAACCGCTGCCGGCGCAATCCTCCGCAAGCCCATCCATATCGAGGGCGACCAGTATTGGCTGGATCTCGCCCAGAACATCGACGGCCTTGGCTCCAGCATCAACGAGTACGCCCGCCGCGCACTGGTCAGCAGCCTGACCTATGGCCACAGCGCCATTTTGATCGACTATCCACCGGCAACCGGCGCCCTTAATTTGGCGGAAGAACGGGCAATGGGCCGCCGCCCGTACTTCGTCCACGTCGATGCCCCGCAAATCTGGGGTTGGCGTAAAGAAGACGGCACCAACCGGCTACTGCAAGTCCGCATCCACGATTACGACGTCCGCCCCCTGAACGAATTCGGCGAAGAACAGATCGAGCAAATGCGCGTGATCTACCCGGGCCGCTACGACCTCTACACGTTGGGCCAGGAACTCGTCGAATTCACCGCAACCGGCGACTACAGCCTGAACGAAATCCCCCTAGTCCCGATCTACAGCAATCGCCGGGGCCTGCTGATTTCCCAGCCACCGCTGCTGGACATCGCCAACCTGAACATCACGCATTACCAAAGGCAGGCTGACTTAATTCACGCCCTCCACATCGCCGCCATGCCCACGCTGGTCCTAGAGGGCTGGGACGACACAACGGGCAACGCAACGATGGGCGTGAACTACGCCATCGCCATGCAACCGGGCAACAAGGCGTACTACGTCCAAGCCGATGCAACCAGTTTCGACGCCCAAATGGCCGAACTCCAGTCACTGGAATCCCAGATGTCCACGTTGGGCGTCACCAAGTTGTTCGGCCAGAAGTTTGTGGCCGAATCTGCCGAGGCAAAGCGCATCGACCAGGCCCAGTCCAACAGCGTCCTGTCGATCATCAGCCAAGAACTGGAATCCGCGCTCAACCAAGCCTTCGCCTTCGCGGCCCAGTACGTGGGCATGGAACCGCCAGAAATCACAATCGACCGCGACTTCGACTACTACCGCCTGATCGGCCAGGACGTCGCTGTACTGACCCAACTCAACGAGATGGGCAAGATCAGCGATGCCATGCTGCTGGAGATCCTACGCCGTGGCGAAGTCCTCCCCGACAACATCAGCATCGAAGACGAACTGGAAGCCAGCACCGAAAACGCCCTGGAACTAGCCGAACCAGCCGAAAGCAGCGACGACGAAGACATGGACGAGGGCACAGAAGACCTCAATTCTTAAGTGCTAAAATAGAAGCGTCGAAGTAACACACAACCGTGCCTGAAGACCAGAACGCACCAGTAGTTCCCGTGGAACCTGTTGCCCCCCAGCCTGTGGCTGATAGCTCCGATTTGGCCAACCAACTCGAAGCCCTTCGTGCAAAAAACCAAGAGTTAATTGCAGAGCGCCGTAAGGACCGCGAAAACCGCGAGAACCTGCAGAAACAACTCGACACCATCCAGCAAGCACAAGAACAGGCCAAAACCACCAAGCTGGCCGAATCCGGCGAATACAAAATTTTGTGGGAAGAGGCCCAGCAAACTGTCGCTGAACTCAAGCAACAACTGTCCGCCAAAGAAAGCGAAGTCGATCAAATCAAGCAAGGTTTCACCCAAGAGCAACTCAAGTCCTCGGCCATCGCTCAACTGTCACAGGCCGGTGCACTGGCACCCGATCAGCTGTATCGTTTATTGCAGGAGCAACTTCGCGCTAAAGATGGGCAGCCTGTGGCTGTTGTCGGCGGCGTCGAAGTTCCGGTTAACGAGTACATCGCTAACCTGAAAAATCCTGGCAGCGGCTACGAACATCACTTCGCAGCAACTAACAGGTCTGGTATGGGTGTAACGGGTAGTGCCCGCGCCACTTCATTCCCAGGACAGTCCAACCCCTGGCAAAAAGACAGCTGGAACATTACCCAGCAAATGATGCTTTTGGCCCAGGACCCCGATAAGGCCCGTCTACTCAAAGCAGAAGCCGGCGCCTAGCCCCTGTGGGGCACACCCATAAACCTCACTGGAGCTGATCCATGTCCGCCTTTAACGGCAACTATTCGGGAGGAACGTTCCTTTCGAACCTTGTTACCCGCCCCGAGTTCCTTCAGTACACCGCTGAAGGCATTTTCGAGCAATCCAAGTGGGTCCAGTCCGGCATTGTGCAGCGCAACGCTGCTCTTGATGCCCGTGCTGGCGGTACCCGCGTGCGCGTGCCTTTCTTCGATCCGATTGCCCCCACCGAGACTCAAATTCTGAGCACCTCGACCTGGGGTGGCGGCGGCGGCTATCTCGTTCCCGCGAACGTGACTGCCGACGAGCAGATCATGACCCTTCTGCACCGTGGTTTCGCCTACGCCGCAGACGACCTGAGCAAGCTCGGTTCTGGCGCTGACCCCCTGGCCCACGTCCGCAACCAGCTGACCGCTGCCATCAACAAGCTGAAGACTGCCACCATGGCAGCTCAACTGCTTGGTCTGTTCGGCGGCATCTCCGGCGCTGGTGTGCTGGGTGGCAACCAAACGAACAAGACGTTTGCTGGCGTCCCCGGTTCGATGACCGAGGCAAACTTCCTCAACGTGGCCAACGTTGTGGCTGCCAAGGCCAAGCTCGGCGAGCGCGGTGACAACCTCGATTCGATTGCAATGCACTCGAACGTGGCTTACTACCTGCAACAGATCGGGATGCTGACCTTCAGCACCTCGGCCCTGTCCACCGGTGGTGCCATCACCTGGGGCGGCGGCGGTGTGGGTATCACCCAGACCGAGAGCGCCTACTTTGCCGGCCTGCGTGTCGTCATCGACGACCAACTGACCTTCCTGACCGGCGGCACCTCCACCCACGCGGTGAAGTATCCCGTCTACCTGTTTGCCTCGGGCGTCATTTCCGAAGGCATCCAGCAGGACCTGCGTCTCGCTGCCGACCGCAACATCCTGTCCATGCAGGACGTTCTGGCTGTGGATTACCACTACGGTTACCACGTCACCGGCACCAAGTGGAACGTGGCCGGCGACAACCCGACCAACGCTGCCACCACCGGCAACCTCGCCGACACGGCCAGCTGGAGCCTCGTCTACAGCGCCGCCAAGCAAGTGCCCATCTGCCGCCTGCTGGTCAACACCCCGTTCGATACCACCGCTTACGCCTGATAAGCGACACTCGAACAAATCGGGGCCCTACGGGGCCCCTTTTTCATGGTCGTTCAGTCAAGACCAAGACGAATTTTCTCCTGCGTTTCAAAAACGACAGGAGTGTTCATCACACTCTTGTACGACTGCAGGATCAACTGGTTGATGACGTCGTAGCTGACCTGCAACTTCTCACCAATTTCGGTGATGTTGAGGCCATCTTCCTCCCGAAGTCGGCGAATTTCGAGGGCGACATCCTCCAGTTTGCGAGGCGAGTTACCCGGCATAGCAGGGTTTACCGCAGGGCTTTTAGTCCCTACGCTGGTGTCACCGTCCATTTGTTTGCGAGCAGGCATGAGCATGGTGCGTCTCTTCGTATTACAGGATAGCTGCCGCAGCTTCGTAGACGTACCCTACGGCCAGCACCTAGAAGCCCAGGCCGACCTGGAAATGGCTGGTGCCAACGTTTACCACGCGGCACTGCTTAGCGCACCCCCAAAGACAAGAAACTACCGAACGGCAGTTAGACTGCAACAAAGGCTGTATTAACCGTGCCAGCAGCAATCGACGCGACTCTCGGGGGCACCTCTGCGAACTCGTACGTCACGCTGGCTGCTGCCAACACGTATTTCGAAACAGTCCCCGATTCCAGCACCTGGACCAACAAAACCGACGACCAGAAAAACCGCTCACTGATTTCCGCCACCCGCTGGATCGACGCGCTGACTTTTTACGGCGACCGCTGCACCGAAACCCAAGCACTGAAGTGGCCCCGCGACGAGTACAAAGTTGACGGCATCGACCTCGTCTGCACCCTGATCCCAGAAGGTATCAAGGTTGCTACCTATGAACTGGCGCGGGCCTTCGCCAACGACACCGACGCCATCACCGGCACCAGCGGCACCACCGGTATCTACGACGAAGTGGAACTGGGCGAACTCCGCGTCAAGTACAACAAAACTTCACAAACCAGCGGCGTTATCAACAACGTCTTCGACGTCTACCCGTGGCTTCAGACCTACCTAGGCCCCTACTGCCTAGGCGGCGCGTCTAACCACGCTGTACGCCTCTACAGGGGCTAGTCATGAGCCAAATCGACGACGTATTCCAAGCAATCCCCGCCCCCCTTCTAAATGACTGGGGCCAGACCATCACGTACCTCAAAACTTCTACGCCCCGCATCTACGACCCCACCACCGGCAGCGTGAACGGTGCCGACGTCTCTGTAACGATCAAAGGCATCATCACCCGTGTAACCCCCCGCGAATCCGAGGGCCTGTACCAAACCACCGACCTAAAAGTCATCATCGGCACCGCCGAGCTTGGAACTTACTACCCCACCGAAGCCGACCGCATCCAATACACCCAAGACGGCGTAACCCGCGAGGCCAAGATCATCGCCATCACCAGCTACCGAGGCGATAACCCAGTGCTCCACACCCTAATTGCGAGGCCCCAGTAATGGCCCGCCGTATTGGTACAGCCCGCAACGACATCCGCAATCTGGGTTCCGATGCACTGAACGCAATTAACCAGGCGTGCCGACAGGCTGCGGTCGAAATAATGAATGACCTGGGCCGCTTGGGTCCGGCCTACACAGGCAATTTCCGCGACAGTTGGGTCGCCATTCCAGTCGGTCAGGGTGCCTCCGGAACGGCAGGCGGCGACTACCCATACCAAATTTCAGATGTACCCAATCTGTCTTTGACCCGCCGCGAAGTCGGACGTGTCACAAAATTCACCATAGAAAACACACAACCGTACGCAGAGTACGCACTGGACTTAAAAGAAGGACGTTTCTATCCACCCGACGAGTTCGGTCCTATCAAAAAACCGGTAAACGAAGGCAGTCGTGCAGATGGACTAACAAAACGCGGCGACGTTAACCCAGGCATTGGCGACGCAAAAAGTACCGCCGAACTGGACTGGTATGTAAATTACATCAAGGGCGGTGGTCTGCAAAAAGCATTGACAGCCGGCGTAAAACTGGGCTTCAAAGCATGAACTACCAAGCAATTCGCGCATCAATCGAGAATCCGCTGCTTTCGGCGTTTGGCGCACTGGTGCCTGCTGTACCGATTTACTTTGACAACATCACAGCCGTTCCACCCAATACCACCACCGAGTACGTCCGGGTCAACATCACCTTTGGCATTACAAATGAACCAACGCTGACCAGCAGCGTGGACAATGCCCGTGGTGCCCTGATTATCCGCATCTTCACTGAAAAAGGCCGTGGTCCCGCCCGCAATCAAGTGCTGTTAACCACCGCTGTGAATGTGCTGGAGACACTTAACAACACCGCTAAGACAAACAGCGGCACCTTCATGCGCTTGGGTGAAATCAACGGACCCACGTTTTCTTCTACTGAAGAAAGCCCCCATTTCATGGGTCGAATTGACACCAGTTGGGTGGCGACAGTCCTTAGTTGAAGACTGTTGCTATTCTGTTATAAGCCGGGCAGTGCCCGCCCCACTGTCCATCCCTTTGGTAAGTCCCTATGGCCACCACTGTTCTGTCCGGCACGTCCGGCGCTCTGTATTACAAGCCCGCCGGCACCACCGGCACCTTCGGTGAAGCTGGCGTCAACGCCACGACCGATGTCATCACCGTCGAGCCGTTCCTGAACTTCAAGGTTGGCGATCCTGTTGTCTTCAGCATCTTCAACCCCCTGACCAATAGCACCGGCACCGGCACGTTGCCTGCTGGTATCACTGGCGGCACCACCTACTACGTGCTGAGCTACACCGCAGCTACTGGCGCCCTTACGGTGTCCGCTACTGCCGGCGGTGTGATTCTGCCGATCACCGATGACGGCACTGTCGCCGCCCCCAACGAGTTCAAAGTTGCCTATGCAGCTTTTGCCGCTGTGGGCCAAGTCCGCGACTGGAGCTTCGAGATCACCCGCGCCGAGATCGACGTCACCACGATCGGTCAAACCCCCGGCCAGTACGTGCCTTTCCGTAGCTTCATCGCCGGTTTCGCCGACGGCTCTGGCACCGCAACGGTCTACATGACCAATGAGGATGCCGCGCTGTCCAACCGGATGATTGAGGACGTGCTTCAGCGCCAGCAAACCGGCGCCGCCTTCAAGCTGTACACCGATCAGGTCTTCAGCGGTGGCACCCTGAGCGAATCGCTTAGCCGTTCGATCGCCTTCGATGCAGTGCTGACCTCGGCCAGCCTGAACATCAACCCGGACGACGCCCAGTCTGTGACTGTCAACTTCCGTCCGTCGGCCACCCCCACCTTCGACTTCGCCAAGTCCTGATAACTTCAAAGTTATCGTCACCGGCCCCACCACAACGGTGGGGCTTTTTAATGCTTATTGCGTTACACTAGAACGTAAATCAACAAGGTTTTATGCCTTCCTCGATTCCTGTCAGGGCGATTGACCGTCTTCGCAAGGCGGCAAACCTGGAACCCAGCAAAAAGTCCGTGGAACTGTCTGACGGCACCACCTTTGAGATGTGGGTCAGCCCGCTGACCATGGCCGAGCGTGAACGCGCCCAAAAACAGGCCAAGTCGGACGACGCCAATGCCTTCGCCCTCCAACTGCTGATTACCAAGGCACTGGACGAAAACGGCGCCAAGCTGTTCGCCCCCGGCGAGATCGACGTCCTGAAGAACGAAGTCAAGGACAAGGACCTCCAGACCTTGATGCTGGCAATCCTCACCGACGACGCCGAGCCTATCGACCCAAAGCCCTAGCCGCCGAACTGCGTAAGGACAACTGGCTCATGCTGGAATTTGGCGTTGCCAAAGAGCTGGGCCTAAGTCTGACCACCGTTCGCACCACGTTCACTGCCGAAGAACTGCTTGGCTGGAGCGCCTATTTCAGCATCCTGAACGAGGACCAGCAAAAGGAAATCGACAAAGCCAAACGCCGCCGCTAACCCCGGCGGCTTTTCATTATGTAGACTGACCTTACGAAAGACTAGGCAAACGTAGTGGCCTCTTACGACGCAAAAATTAACGTACTTCTTTCTGGCCTGCGAGACTTAGTCCTGCTGGAAGACCGCCTTGAAAAAATTGGCAGTATAGTCAATACATTAAATAAAACACCTATAGCGTTAAATGTAGGCGGAAGAGGAAAAGAAAGGGATCTTTCAGGACAATTAAGTAAAGAAGTAAACGATTATGTACGCGAATGGGTAAACGGAAATAAACAAATAGGAAAGTCTATAAACGCTGTAGAGCAGCAGGTCGCAGCGTTTAACCAACTATTGCGGGAAACCGCAATGGTACAACAAGACCCAGCGGCAAAAGCCGCTGTAGAGAATCTTGCCGCAGCTTGGGCAGATACTACCCGTGCAGCCACGCAATATGACAAAAAATTAAATGATATCCAACGTAAAGCACTCGGTCTGCAGCCGCAAGCTGTTCGTGATCTTGAAGTAGCCAGAAGAGAAGCGTTCGTAGCAAGTGGAGGGAAAAAAGCTCGTCGTGAAAGGGCTTCTTTTTTAGCCGGAGCACCTGTAAGTCAATTTCCAGTTGGCCCTGCACAAGCCTCTACTCGCCGTCGTTTTGAGGGTGATACTTCAGTAGAAAGAGCAGAAAGTGCCTTAGTCGCCAAAGAACGTCGGGCTCAACGCGCACTAAATATACAATTTTTTGCAGAAGAAAAAGCTCAAGTGCTTGAACTGGATAGGCTTCGTACCGCCAGTGCACAAAAGCAAACCCAACAGATTCGCGCTATAGGTAAAGCCGTCAGCGGTAGCTTAAGTTCTGCTGCGATCGGGGGTGCGTTTCCTCTACTGTTTGGGCAGAGTCCGCAAGCTGCGGTTGGTGGCGCTCTGGGGGGCTTACTTGGTGGTGCCGGCGGCGGTTTTGCCGGTTCTTTGATTGGCACCGCGTTAGGTGAACTTGAAGCTGCCAAGGCCCGCACAAAGGAATTAGCCCTGGAACTTGGCTTTACTTCTACCCAGGCAAAAACACTAGCTACCGCTTTTGAATTGGCCGGACGTAATAGCCAACAACTTGAAGCCGCAGTTACAAATATCCAGGGATTAGGTTTATCCACACAGGAAACAGCATCTGCTGTCAAAATTGCGGTTGAGCTGTCGCAAGAATACGGAGGCAGTGTTGAAAAAATTGCACAGGCTTTTGCGGATACACTTGAATCCGGCAAAGTAAGTATTGCGACTTTAAATAAATTTACCGCTCAAGGTATTCCTATTCAGGATGAACTGGCGAAAAAATTTGGCGTCAGCAGAACAAAACTTCTTGAGATGGCTAAAGACGGCCAAATAAGCGTGCAGCAGGTAACGGATGTTCTTGTTGACATGGGAATTGAAGCCGAAAAAACAGCAAGTAAAGGTGAAACCGGTTTTGATAAATTTACGAAAGCGGTCAACGATATAGCCACCGCCGTAGCCGGGGCAGCTGGAGCACTGCTTAAAGTACTTATTCCCGCTTTAGATGCAGTACTAACGAAATTATCTGACATAATTAACCGTGCAACAGTAGCTATAAATTTAATTACAGACGCGCAAGTAGGCGAAGCGTCGGCAGCTTTGTTTAGGTCTGGAACAGCTCGTGGTTTTCTGGGAGGGGTGTTTACAAATAAAGGAAATATAGACGATTTAACTCAAGGATTAAAGAGTTTACAGCCGCTTTCCGCTAAAACCAAAGAACAGTTTGACCGTATTGCCGCCGTAGCACAGCGATACAGAACAGAACTACAACAGTATGGCGGAACTTTGGGTGAATACGCTGTAGGCACAGCGCAGGTAGAATTTAATCGCGTGCAAGCTGATCTTGAAAAAGCCAGAAAAACTGTAGGTGTTTCTGTTCCACCTGCTGCAATAACGGGCATAAACGCACCAGCAAATCTTCCGCCGTCCGGCGATGGCAGCAGTAAACCAAAAAAAGACACAGCTGCTGAAGAAAAGCAACGTCTGGACGCTTTACTTAAGCAACTCCAAGAAGAGATTCGAATTCGTACTGAAACTATAGGTCTAGAAGAAAGTTTAGTTGAGGCACGTTCAGACCAGAACGACGAACTGGAAGCACAAATACAGTCCAGTATCCGTCTACTGGATATCGGTAGCAAGCAAGCCGTCGTACAGAAAAATTTTGAAGCCGGTAAGATTGGACGTGCCGAATACACATTACGGCTGCAGCTACTGGAACTTGACAGAACTGAAGATCAAATTAAATACGAAGAAGACCTGAACCGTATTTTTAAGGAACGGTACGGCATTACCGACGCAATCGCACGACTAGCCCGTGAAGCGCGTACTACCGCGTTCGGTGGAACCGGTGCCACAGGAACATTTAGAACAGATCTAAACCTTATGCCCGGGCTAACAGGAGGGGCCTTAGGTGAAGAGTACGACCAAGTTAAAACACAGTTAGAAGAATTACTTAAAGTTGAAAATCAAGTAGCTAGTGCGGCTGACACCATCGGTCAAGCGTTCGGTACCTCTTTTAAGGGTATCCTCGATGGCACATTGTCCGCACAGGAAGCTTTAGCCGGTTTCTTTAGTTCTGTTGCCGATTCTTTTGCCGACATGGTGTCGCAAATGATCGCGCAGTGGATACGGATGCAGATAATCGGCCTGGCGCAAAGTTTGCTCCCTGGCGGTAGCACTGTTTTTCCGCAAGGCGTTGGTAATTTTTCCGGTGCTTTCGGGCCTGCAAGTTCCGTTTCTTTTAATCCGGGCGTATCTTTCGGCGGTTTCCGGGCAGCAGGCGGACCAGTTTCCGGTGGAACCTCCTACATGGTGGGCGAACGCGGTCCCGAGTTGTTCGTGCCGGGCCGCAGCGGCAGCATCGTCCCCAATGACAAGATGGGTGGCGGCAGCACCAACGTGGTAGTGAACGTAGACGCCAAGGGCAGCAGCGTGGCTGGTGATGAGCAAGGCGCCAACCAGCTTGGCAGGGTCATCAGTGCTGCGGTACAGTCAGAATTGATTAAACAGCAGCGGCCCGGCGGTCTTCTCGCACGCTAATGGCTACGTTCCCCGACTACAAACCACGCGTTGGCGCCAGCAAGAACAGTGCACCTAAGGTGCGCTCTACGCGGTTTGGTGACGGATATGAACAACGCGTACAGTTCGGCCTCCAACAAGACCCGAAGGAGTGGACACTGGAGTGGAATGTAACCGAGGAGGTATCAGACGAAATCGAAACGTTTCTTGAAGCCCGTGGTGGTTCTGAGTCGTTTGACTGGACGCCACCTGATACCAGCACCAGCTACAAGTGGGTATGCAGTGAGTGGCAAAAGACAATCGACGAGCCATTCCGCGCTGTCATCCGCGCCACTTTTCGCCAAGTGTATGAGCCGTGACCGCACCTGCACTGTGGCAAGCTAGTTACGCCTACAACGTCGGTGATGTTGTACAGGCCACGATCCCACCAGCGACGGGATTCTTCTTCCGTTGCACGGTTGCCGGTACGACTAGCGCGACGGAACCGTTCTGGCCGACGGTCATCGGTAATACCACTGTCGATGGCACCGTTACATGGATGGCGGTCACCATTCTGTCAGGTGACTTCCAGACATCTAACCCCAGCGCAATCATTGAGCTATTTGAGCTGGAGCTGGTCACTGCCATCCACGGCAGCAACGAGGTTTATCGTTTCCACTCGGGCACCAACCTAGTCAATAACGGTGATGTGGTTTGGCGTGGCAATAGTTACCTAAAGTTTCCAATTGAAGCAGACGGGTTTGAGTACAGCGGCCAAGGAACATTGCCGCGGCCAAGGATTCGCGTTAGCAACATTTTTGGCACGGTTACGGCCATCATCCTTAGCTTGCCGGTTGGCTTAGAAGGCGCCAAGGTAACGCGCATCCGCACGCTGGCCAAATATCTTGATGCGGCTAACTTCCCGGTTAGTGGTGATGTGCTGCTGCTGGAAGATGGCGACATCTTGCTACTGGAAGATGGTGGCCATTTCTTGCTGGAACCAACCAATCCGACAGAAGATACCAGCGCCGAGTTTCCGCGAGAGATTTATTACATCGACCGCAAAAGCGCAGAAAACCGCAACCTCGTTGAATTTGAGCTGGCAGCCAGCTTTGACCTTGCTGGTGTGCGGGCGCCCAAGCGGCAGTGCATCGCCAACCTGTGCCCATGGACCTACCGCTCCGCTGAGTGCGGCTACACCGGGACCAATTATTTCGATGCTGCAGACCAGCCGGTGCTGAGCGCATCTGGTGACGTATGCGGCAAGCGACTCAATAGCTGCCACCTGCGGTTCGGGCAGAATGCTGAACTACCGTTTGGTGGCTTCCCTGGCGTTGGTACAGTCAGCGGATGACAATGACCTGGCGCGACGCAGCATTGGATCACGCCAAAGCGGAACAACCCCGCGAGGCCTGTGGGTTGCTGGTGGTCATCAAAGGCCGCGAGCATTACATCCCATGCCGCAATCAAGCGGCAGCACCCGATCAGATGTTTGTGCTGTCAACCGAGGACTACGCCGCAGCCGAAGATCAAGGAGAGGTGTTGGCTATTGTTCACAGCCACCCAAGCACACCACCGCATCCATCACCGGCAGACCGCGCCGCATGTGAAGCCAGCGGCTTGCCTTGGTACATTGTCAACCCCAACCTAGAAACTTGGGGCGAATGCAAGCCATGCGGTTATAAGGCGCCATTGATTGGCCGCGAGTGGGTGTGGGCGGTGCATGACTGCTGGACACTGGCGCGTGACTGGTATGCCGAGCAGGGCATCAAGCTACGCGACTGGGAGCGCTGCGCCAACCCAGAAGACTTTCAAGCCAAGCCGTATTTTGATGATTGCTGGAAGGCGACGGGTTTCCGCGAGTTGCTGCCTGATGAAGAACTAGAAAAAGGTGACCTGTTGTTTATGAGCATCAGCAGCCCTGGCCTGAACCATTGCGCCGTGTATCTAGGCGATCAGATGGTGTTGCATCATATGCAAAGCCGTTTGAGTAGCCGTGACCTTTACGGCGGGTGGCTACTAAAATGCACAGGAAGGAGGTTGCGTCATGCTGCGTAAGATCAAGCTGTACGGTGCCCTCGCTAAGTTTGTCGGCCATCGGGTGCTAGAGGCAGATGTCGCCACTGCTGCCGAGGCCGTGCGTTTTCTGCTGACCAATTGGCCAGAGCTGGAAGCTCACATGGCGCAGCAGCACTACCGGGTCCACACTGCCGGCGAAGACCTGACGCTGGAAGACATCCACAACCCGATGGGCCGCGAGATCCAAATTGTGCCAGTGATGGCCGGCGCTGGTGCCATTGGGCGGATTCTGCTGGGCATTGCGTTGATTGCAGTTGCTTCTGTGGTCACCTTCGGCACGGTCGGCGGTTTATTTGCCGCTGGCGCACTTAATGCCGCAGTTTTTGGCTTAGGTGCTTCCTTGGTTTTGGGCGGTATCGCTCAATTGCTTACCCCTACACCCAAAACTGACGAAGACGAAGGCGACCCCAAAAAAAGTTTCAGCTTTAGCGG